TCGAAGCGTTCAACACATTCTCCATTTACGAGGTGCTTCCGCAGCTCATCGAACTGTGGGGGCTCAACGTGGAAACGCAGGCGGAATCTAAAAAAACATCGAAAAACTGACCGCCCGATGACAACGCCCCTCTTCCTTCTCCGATGTGAGCAGATCGGGCTGTCCCTCTCGGAGCTTGATCTGCTCACGATCGGAGTCGTGAATGATATGTTCACCGAAAAGGAAAATGACGAATATGACGGCTGGCATGAGGTCGCTGGACAGGCGGACTTTAATGCGTTCTGATTGACTTTTTCTGTTTTCTATGCTATAATTCTGGTGTGAAGGAAACATGAAGCTTCTTTCGCTAAATCGGTATTTACAGGAGAAAAGCTTGACGAACTGAAAGAAATCCTAACAGCATTCTCTGTGTGAATTTGGAGGATAAAGCGATGAAATCTGAAAAATCAAATAGAGTAAAAAAAGTACTTGCGATCATGGCTTGTATTATGATTCTGTTTCTGGCGATCACATTTGTAATCCACAGAATCCTGTTATCAAAAGAAAAGCAGATGCTGACCGAAGCAGGGTATTACAATCCTGTTTCGGTCGGGGATTATTCGCTGAATGTACATGATTTCGGAATTCAAAACGGTAAGCATACATTCGTAGGATTATCGGGCAAAGGCGTATTTGATTACAGTGTCAGAATGGAGCGCCTCATGGGCGGTCTGGCTGAAGAAAACCGGATCGTAATCGTTGACCGTGCGGGTTATGGACTCAGCGATGATACAAAGGAGCCGCAGACAGTGGAGCGTGTTGTGGATCACTACCGTACTGCGCTGAAAAATGCCGGTATCGAAGCGCCATACATTCTGCTTCCACATTCGCTGGGCGGTGCTTATGCGACATATTGGGTAAGTCAGTATCCGGAAGAGATCGAGGGTGTCATTTTTCTTGCCGGAACACAACTCAGCGATAACCCTGATATTGCTTTGGAAGATGGCAGTGCATTTGAGAATCGGTTTGCGATTGCGGCAAATCAGATGGGACTGGTAAGACTTGCGAAGTCGTTTCTGTTAAAAACTGTAATCCCCGGTATGAATTATTCGGATGAACAGCGAAAGTATTCGGAAGCATTGAATCTGCATCATACATTTAATCCTGCTTTTTGCTACGAAGATGAGCATATGAATGAAATCTGCAATACTGCATATCATGCAATCAAGCCAAATGATGTTCCGAAAGTTTATATTTGTTCAAGTTGGGGATTTCAGTCCGGACAAGAAATAGATGAAATGCTGGCTTGGGATAAGCAGGAATGTGAATTCACGGGGAGGAAACAGCCTAAGTTTCCGGAATCCGGGTATGATATGGATATGCTGCAAAAACTCCGTGATACCGAATTGCAGCCCTATCTTGACAAAATGGGGAACTGTGAGCTGGTGCTGCTGCCGGGGATACACTGTATTTATGACCAGCGTCCCGATGATGTCGCAGAGATCATCAGCGACTTTCTGGAGAGAATAGAGGAACAAACGGAATAGAAAATAGAAAAAATACTTTAACAGTTAAAATTTGATTTATCGCAGAGCCTATTCGATCTTTGCGCTGTGAGGCGCATTGGAAGAATCCTGCCAGCGGGGGCTCCCCGCAAATTCTGATTTAGCGCGTTAACTGAATATACACTGAGCAGTCCTTCGGGGCTGCTTTTTTATGCCCTCACGGAGGAGGTGAAACCGCATGGCAAACAGAATCAAGGGCATCACCGTTGAGATCGGCGGCGATATCACCAAGCTGTCGAAGGCATTGGAAGGTGTCAATAAAAACATACCCAGCCCAACCGGAAGCTCTTTGACGTTATGACAAAAGGCTCCGGTGATGCACGAATGCAGCCGCTGTATTTCTTGATCACGACGGCAGGCACGGACACCAATTCCATCTGCTACGAACAGCACCAGAAGGCGCAGGACATTCTCGAAGAGCGTAAGATCGACAAGACCTTCTACCCGGTCATCTACGGCGCTCCCGATGATGCCGACTGGACTTCTCCGGAGGTCTGGAAGAATTCAAATCCATCGCTGGGTGAAACCATCGGCATGGACAAGGTGGAAGCCGCCTGTGAATCCGCCAAGCAGAATCCCGGCGAAGAAAACGCCTTCCGACAGCTCCGTCTGAATCAATGGGTGAAGCAGACCGTCCGCTGGATGCCGATGCACAAGTGGGACGCCTGCAAGGTTGATTTCGACGAATCGCTGCTGGAAGGGCGTGTATGTTATGGCGGTCTCGACCTCTCGTCCACGACGGATATCACTGCTTTCGTGCTGGTGTTTCCGCCGACCGACGAGGACGACCATTATTATATTCTCCCGTACTTCTGGCTGCCGGAGGAAACGCTTGACCTCCGTGTGCGCCGTGACCACGTCCCATACGACCTCTGGGAAAAACAAGGCTACCTGCTGACGACCGAGGGCAACGTCGTTCACTACGGCTTCATCGAAAACTTCATCGACGAGCTGGGTACACGGTTCAATATCCGGGAGATCGCCTTCGACCGCTGGGGTGCTGTGCAGATGTCGCAGAACCTTGAGGGGCTGGGCTTCACGCTGGTGCAGTTCGGTCAGGGCTACCGTGATATGTCGCCGCCGACCAAAGAGCTGATGAAGCTGACGCTGGAGCAGAAGATTGCCCACAACGGGCATCCGGTTCTGCGCTGGAACATGGACAACATTTTCATCAAGCGTGATCCGGCGGGCAACATCAAGCCCGACAAGGAAAAGTCCACCGAGAAGATCGACGGAACGGTCGCCACGATCATGGCGCTTGACCGTGCGATACGATGCGAATGTGGAAATGATGATAGTGTGTATGATGTAAGAGAAATGATTATATTGTGAAATCACAAAGTATTATTTCTTATGATTATTTCGGGCACTATTATTGAACGGTTAGTATTTTCAATTGGATTAGTATCAAAAATATCTGTTGTTATGATAGGTTCCTTTTCCGGCAAAATTATATTTTTGTGTGCTAATTTAGTGAAAATATCATCAACGATTTCCATAACAGGAGTATCTCTTTTGCTTTCTAAGACTTGAGCAATCTGTAATTGTTCTACGTAAGGTAACAGACGTTCATTAGGAATATGTGCGTCATTTTTTAAAAATGATTTAACCGTTCTCCATGTTGCATAAAAGTATTCCATAAAACCGTTATCATATATTAACGGACAAACTATCATTTTGCCTTTTGTTTTTATAGATATTATTCGATTCCAACGTGACGGTATAATACCTATTGCAATACCATTTGCATAAACAAGTGAAAGTGGGTTGATTTTGACTGATACAGCTGCCCATAAATCCTCTTCTTTGTTTCCTAAAAGCAAATCTGCTTTCCATAAGCCATTAATTACATCTGGCAGATACCTTCTGGAATTAGGATTCCTGAAGGCATTGCTAATATTAAAAATATGTTCAAGTAGATTTATTCTATTTCCAAATGCATCAGCGATTAAAGTGGAACTCTCGGTTAAATTACTAAGAAGTTCATCATTAATCTGTAATACTCTATTTTTCTCAAATCCTAAAAGAATAGAAGTAGTGTTCTTTCCACTTATTCCACATTTATTAAGTGCTTCATTTATCCGTTGCATAATTATAGGATCGTTTTTTCTAATTGCAGAATGAATCGAGTACTCAAAACATATTCCGCAGTCCCCATCACCTTCGCGATAATTTCTGGCTAATTCACGAAGGCGGATGTTATCAAGTCCATTCAAAGATTGTACGACTTCACTTTTTAACCCCATTAACAAGGCAAAAAGAATAGGCGATATAAAAGAAAACATTATTTCTTTCTTTTGCTTGAATATATCTGCTCTCGATGAATATTTTATATCTTTAGTAGGTGTTAATTCAATTTTATTCATATTATCCAACTCCATTATAAATTTGGTCTATATGAAAGGTTATATCTATATGATATTATACCAAAGCCTATAAAAAAAGTCAACCGAAAGGAGTGATGCACATGGGTATTTTCAGCGGACTGTTCCGGTCACGGGACAAGCCGAAGGACAGCTACGACAGCCCGTCCTACAGCTATTTCTTCGGACGGACTCATGCAGGCAAGCGAGTTAACGACCGCACGGCAATGCAGATCATTGCGGTGTACGCCTGCGTGAGAGTGCTGTCGGAGGCGATTGCACAATTGCCGCTGCACGTTTACCAATACACCGATAACGGAAAAGAGCGAGTGCCGAAGCACCCGCTATATTTTTTGCTGCATGACCAGCCGAATCCCGAAATGACATCGTTCGTATTCCGGGAAACGCTGATGGCCCATCTGCTGATCTACGGCAACGCCTATGCGCAGATCATCCGGAACGGTCGCGGTGAAGTGCTGGGACTGTATCCGCTGATGCCGGATAAGGTAAGAGTTGACCGCGACAATCGCGGCAGGCTCATTTACCGCTACAGCTGGTACGACGAACACAACCCGAATTTCAAGCTGCAGGGCGAGATCATTCTTCCGATGGAACAGGTGTTGCATATTCCGGGACTGGGCTTTGACGGTCTTGTCGGATACAGCCTCATTGCAATGGCAAAGAACGCACTCGGTCTGGCGGTCGCCTGTGATGAGTACGGCTCGTCCTTCTTCGCAAACGGTGCAGCGCCTTCGGCGGTGCTGGAACATCCGGGCGTGATCAAAAAT